GAGCTCCCCGTTGTGCGAAGAGAAGTAGATGCACCAGACATTAAGACTCTTTCGCCTGATGGGGATTTCTTTTTTCCCTCTTATGTTACAGATCCACAGCGTGCTCCTTTTTGTTTTTGGAGAACTTTTTATACTCCGCAGGAGTTAGAAAATAAAATTGTTACCGACGGCTGGGACGAAGGCTTTGTAGATTATGTTATCACGCATTATAGAGGAGTATCGGGTGACAGTATAGAACGAGACAGCTCTAGCACGCCAGCGTCTAACGTAGCTATAAATGATTCGACAGAAACCGCTGAGGAGCTTGTAGAGATTATTCACGGCTATCAAAGATTAATAGACCCAGAAGATGGATCAGAAGGAATTTACGAAACAATTTTTCACAGAAACCTAAGCTCTGTAAATGGAGAAGATATTCAACCTTACGCAAAATTTGAATTATTAAACGGATATGAAGATTACCCAGTTGTTGTCACTCGCTTATCGGAAGATAGCAAACGTCTATACGATACCCCGACAGTATCTTACTTGCTTAGAGGTATCCAAGATCAAATCAAAATTGAAAGAGACTCTAGAGTCGATCGTAACAGCTGGGCGACGTTACCTCCGCTTATGCACCCGAAAGGTTCAGCCCCTCGGGAGTACGGCCCTGGTCGGTTTATTCCTTACCGCAGGAAAGGCGATATTGAGTTTGCTCCGAGCCCTCCTGCTCCGACTGGTTCTGTGGAAATTGAAAACACCCTCCAAGAACAAGCAGACCGATTAATTGGACTAGATGAAAGTAACTTAGGTCAAATAAGAAAACAATTTTTAGTTGATAAGTTTTTAAATCACTCTGCTGAAGTATTACGGCAAGCATATAGGTGCTTCCAAAGGTTTGGCCCCGACTCTATATTCTTTAGGGTAACGGGAGTATCTGAAGAGATGATCCTAGATAAGGGAGATCCCGATGAAGACTTTGACATAATAGTAAGCTATGACGTACTTAATTCTGACCCAGAAACGCAAGAAAAAAGATTAGGTCAGATGATTAATCTAACAAGCCTGGACAGAAACGGAAGAATAAACATAGACCGCTTACTAGAGTTAGCTGCTGCGTCCATAGATCCAGTATTAGCTGATGGTGCTATCAATCCAGCAGAAGACGCTGCTGAAGACGCACAACAAAATGTCACAGATGATTTAGCTAAAATATACGCTGGTATAGAGCTTAACGCTCGTCCTAATGGTGCTCAAATTGCTATGCAGATAATACAGCAATACACTATGCAACCTGATATTATGCAAAGGCTACAACAAGATGAGGCATTTAAGGCAAGGCTCGAAAAATACGCACAACAATATCAATTCCAAATGCAACAAGCTGAAAATGCAGAAATTGGCAAGATTGGTACTGCACCAGCTCAAATGGGTGGTGTTAGTACTGCTGCTGTTAACGCTCAATAATATGAATATTACAGAAGAAGAGTTAAAAAAGTTTTTAAAAAGGGCTATGTCTGGAGATTCGATAGAAGATATATTTTCTATGATCGAAGAAACAGAGCTCGAGCCTGTTGAAGACAAAAAAGAGTCTATGTCAGCTGGGCAATATGCTCGTAAAAGGGAAGAAGAAATGTCTTCAAGATCTCCTCTAGAAGAGGACGAACCTGAAGACGAGGAAGATACTGAATCTATTGATATTATTATGTATTCTGATTTCTTGGGTGACGAACAAGAAGACGAAGAAGAATCATCTGACGAATACTATACCGGGGATGAATTAGAATCCCAAATGGATATTCTAAAAGAGCTTGAAAACAGCGTTGGTGCTGGCAAGAAAGATGGCAAGTGGTATCCTCACGAAAGCGTAGAAGGTGGAAACCCAACTGTTGCTTATGGTCATAAGATTACGGATGAAGAGTTAGAGGCTGGTACATATGACGATGGTCTTACAGAAGAGGAAGCCATAGAGTTGCTCAAAAAGGACATTAACGAGGCAAACGTAAAAGTTAGGGACAAGATAGAAGACTTTGATTCCTTCCCTTTTTATTTAAAAATGGAGTTAGTAAATTCGGCATACAGAGGCTTGATACAGGATAGTCCAAATACTTTAGAATTAATTAACAAGGGAGACTTTGCTGGAGCAGCAAAAGAGTTTACAAACAATGTTCCCGCATATGAAGAAAGCGAAGGTATAAAGAAGCGAATGGACAGAGTTGTCGATGCCTTAAACAGATATGCCGAAGAAGTAGATGAATGATATAGAAAAGGACATTAGTACCTTAAAAACACATAGTGCTTTTATTCGATTTTTACAGTTTGTAGAAGTTTTAAAAGACGAACAAATAGCTGATTTGCACGAAGCTGAGCCACACAAGGTTCAGCAAATATCTGGTAGAGTTTTGTCCTACGATCAAATTTTAGAAATGTGTGACTACAAAGATTCTCTACGCAATATTAACACCCAAGTTTAGGGGGTTGATGCGTATGTTAATATATAAATATCGCTATCGCTCAGCGTAAAGGAGTGGAAACTATATGGAAAATGAAGTCAAAACGGATACCGCTGATTCCGTAGAAACAACAGCGTCAACGACAGTAAACGAACCTTCTAACATTTCTGAACAAGATTTTGTTGAGAAAAGATTAGATGGTGAAGCAAAAACAGAAGGCAGTTCTGAAGCAGAGCCAAAGCAAGAGGCTGAGGCAAAGAAAGAGGAAAAGCCAGATGTTCTTTCTCAGGTAACAGATTTGGACAATTTGTCTGATTCGGAGCTAAAGGAGCTCTCGGAAAAACTTGGTTCTAGAGCGGTAGCTCGATTTGGTGAACTTACTGCTAAACGAAAGGCAGCAGAAGAAAAAGCTGCTAATTTGCAAAAGCAACTAAATGCAAGACCACAAGTCAAGTATTCAGACGAAGAAATCCAAAGCAATCCATACAAGGATATTAAAGATGCAACTAAGTTGCAGGCTAAAGCCAAAGAGCTTAATGATGTAATTGAATGGGCTGAAGATGTATTGTTTGAGTCAGATGAATATTCTGCAAACGATATTGTCACTAGCGTCGAAGGTAAAGATTATACCAAAAAAGACGTTAGAAACGCATTAAAAAATGCAAGAAAGTCTAAAGAAAAGCATATACCTATGCAGTTTAATTCAATTAAAGCAGAAGCTCAAGGAGTTCAGATGCGAAACGGGTTTGCCCGTCGAGCAGTTGAAGAGCTTGATTGGATGAAGGATCAAAAGAATGCAATAAACATTAAATATAATGCTATGATTCGAGATCCTCGCTTAAGAGAATCTTTTAAGTCAGCCAGTCCAGAGATAAAGGCACAGTTGCCTTATTTGTTAGCTCACGCTGCTAATAGTTTGTATGGGAGAAAAGTATTACCTGCTGCTAGTAGTGAACCAGCGAAAAAAACTGTTCCGCTGAGTCCACCTAAAGCCGGGTCAACTGCTGCAAAGCCAGCAAGACCTAGTGCAAAAAAGAAAGCAAAAGCTTACCATTCACAGTTCAAAACTACTGGAGATAGCAACGACTTCATTAAATTAAGAACCCTACAATTACAAAACCGATAATAGAAAGTATATAATATGGCATTTTCAAATACATATGATACAACAAATCCAGGGTCGGCTGTTTCCAATCGTGAGGACTTGACTGATGTCTTGACTATTCTCGCTCCTGAAGAAACTCCGATTCTTTCCTCTGCTTCAAAGCAGAAAGCAAGTGCAACCGATACAGAGTGGACTGTAGATGTTCTCTCAGATCCTGTTACTACAGGGATCATCGAAGGTGAAGATGTTATCACATACACAGACCAATTTGCTGGTCGTGCTCGTATGGGTAACTTCACTCAGAAGTTCCGTCGTGATTACAAGGTATCCGAGCTACAAGAAGCTGTTGACTCTGTCGGCCCTGCTAAAATTGCACAAGCGGAAGCTAAAGCAATTCGTGAACTAAAACGTGACGTAGAAGCAACTCTTTGCTCTGATAATGTAAAAGTCCAAGCTGCTGCTGCGACTGCTTACAAGATGAATGGTCTTGCTGCCTATATTTCATCTAGCCCAGAAGCTGGTGTTGGTGTCCCAAGTGGTTTTGAGACTCCCGCTTCTAGCATCTACACAATCGCTGAAGATACTGCTAATGCGTTTAATGAGACTAAGTTTAACGACCTTATTACTTCTGTATTTGAAGTAAATGGTTCTGTTAACAACCTTACTCTTGTAGCCAATACTGGTCTTCGTCGTACTGTAAGTGACTTTGCTCGCTTACAACCAGCTGGCGAAACTAGCATCCGTGACGTAAACTACGAAGGTGGATCTGCTCAAATTAAGCTCTCTGTTGAGCTTTATCAAAGCGATCACGGCATCGTGTCAATCGTTAACGGAAACCCTGTCTGTATGCCTAAGTTTGGCGAATCAGACAACAAGGGTGCTGGCTTCCTCGTAAACCCTGAATACTATGGTGTTCACGAGCTGATCCCAATGGGAACTTCTCGTCTGCCTAATCTTGGCGGTGGTGAGCGTGGTATTGTGGACTGTGCGTTAACACTTGGTGTTTACCACCCACAAGCTCACGGGCTTATTAAAGGTAAAGCTAACGCTTAAATAATTCTGGTCGGGGGGCGAGAGCCCCCCACCTTTTTATTATGGAAATATTGCACAAACCACACGAGATTACTCAGGAGGCTATTGATCGTGCTTTTGTTGATGAAATAAAACGCAACTTTAAGGAAGAAAAGTATCTTGAATATAAAAGAACTGATATTGCCCGAAAAGAGGCAACAGAAGAACGAGGCAAGACACATCCAGTTCTTGGTAAATGTGTAGCAACAATTCCTGCACGAGATTACTTTAGGTTAATTAAAAAGTACGGAACAGAGCACGTTCACTCTAAAGAGTTTCTTAAATATTATAACAAGACATTTAGTGATTTAAGCCCTAACAAAGCCTAATGCAAAACAGATCATATACTGAATTATTTGATTTAATAAAATCATTAGCTGGGGTAAATGAGTTTACGACCGAGGAAACCGACTACATTAGAAACTTTGTTAATCGAAGATTCTATGAAGCATTTGAAGTTACAGAATCTTGGCCCAGATATTTAGTTGTAGGCGAAGCTCGAACCGCTACTGATGGCGTTGTTCCAGTAGAGGAGGGGTCTAAAGCAAAGATCGGTCAATTTTTACGAATACATAGAAACAAGCCATTTGAACGCAGATCAGAACTGGAATATGATTTTTATGTAGATTTTAATGGTGCTAACATAATAAACCAAGTTGGCAACAATAGCGGAACATCTGAAGTATATGTAACTTACAAAAGAGAATTTACTCCTTTTTTAGGATATGAATCTTCTCCAGGTGTTAAAAGTGTTCCTAATGAATTTTTTTATTACTTAGCTCACGGATCATATGCAGACTTTTTAAGAATGGATGGTCAAACAGAAAAAGCTATAATCGAAGAGGGAATTGGAGAAAAATATTTAGATATAGAATTATCTAAATTAGAAATACTTACTAACAATAATACTGTTGGCAAAAGAGTGTCAACTTACGTTAACAAACAAGCAAGGTAAAATTAACAACATATAACTATGGCAAGTTCAAGAAACAATATACTAGAATTTAGCTCTGCTGGGTCTACTATCGTGGATAGTTCATCGGGTGCAACTGAAGGAGAATTTGGAGCTATTCAGTTTCTGAAAGATTCTACAATATCTGCACTAACAGCACCAAACTCTAGTCAAGGCAGAGTTACGGACGCAAGTAAATTGCTTACAACTTTTACCGCTGGTACAATTCTTTATGGAAGTTTTACCAGCGTTACAATTAGTAGCGGTTTAATAGCAGTTCATAATGTCTAAAAATGAATGGCACTCTTAATGCCTCTTTGGGTAGACCTAAATTAACAGGAGACAGCAATATTCTTTCGCTTGCTTCTGGGGCTTCTGCGTGGGGTCTTAGAGCGATGAACGGAGGTAACCCTCGGGCTATTAAAGTTCGTCGTAGCACAGGTGGATCACGAGATTTTTATACTTCGGAGCTAGAAAATGGCGAGCTTTTATCTTGGGTAACTGCTAATAGTGGAACTGCTGATGGTTTTGTAGACATTTTATACGATCAAAGTGATAGAGGATTTCATTGGTACAAAGATCCAGATTTTAATGCTCCAAAAATAGTTATAAATGGAGCTTTATCTACAGATACTGAAAACAAATTAGCCATAAACGGGAATGGTGCAAAGTTAAGGCTTGGCCCCAACAGTAACACCGACAATTTAAACTTTTTTTCTAGCGACGGAACTTGGTCTTTGTTTCTTGTAACCGATTTCCCAAATTACTCTGGAGCAACAAACTCAAATGTTCAAATTATTCATTTTGAGTCAAAAACAAATGGTGGAGCTAACTCTCCAAGAAAACCAGTTATAGCTTGCAACAAGTCTTTTAATCAACTTACAGTTGCTCAGCCTACACAAACAGTAGGAAGCGACTCGACGGGTAATATATTTTTGCCGACTTACCCCGGAGAACAACTATTTTCTAACTTTGGAAATCCTGCATTGTCAGCCGACAATAACGAAGGATTTCTTGATGGTGCAGGCAAGGGCGGGACAGGTCACGCTTTTTCAAATGATGCAACTGCGGTCAATACTGACACTACGGCTGTTAGCCATAAAAATATATTGTTTATGCCGACCGAAACTGGCGTAACAACTTATTTAACAGCATTAATATATGCCCCTTCATACATTTATGCTGAAAAATTTAACATCGAGACGGAATTAATAAATTTATACGATCTCACTATTTCTAACTATGACCCAAGAGACTTTAGATAAAATGTAATTATGGACGGGGTAATCAGAGGAGCAGTTGGATCAACAGGATTTTTTGCCTGTATGGA